CAGCCATATTGGGGTGTTGATAAATGGACTCGTGGATTTAATGAAGGAATAAAATTATTCAATAAAAAACAAGCATTATATGATAAATATGAAGAAGAAAAATATAATATAGGAGATACAGAATCTGGAGAGCTAGAAGATAATAGACCAAAATACCCCACAACAGTTTCAGCTACAGGAGCATTTTTTGAGACAACACCGCCTTCTTCTAATGCGTATTTAGTATAATATAAAACCCTAACCCTAACCCTAACCCTAATTGGTCACAACCCTAACCCTAATTGGTCACAACCCTAACCCTATGTAGCATACATTAAACCAACATTTCCACCAATAAAGTTAATAACATTGATTCTTTCTTCAAACAAATGTAAATCAAAATTATAATCATAAATACGCCAAGTAGGTTTATTAATACCAATTACATTCCCTGTTTCTGGATCACATATTGTTAAACTTTGAGCTAATGGATCCAATGGTGGAATAATAGTAGTAAATTCTAATTCAATTTGAGAAAATCTACTCATATTTATTGCTCCAGAAGGTTGTAAATCAGAATTATTTGAATGAATTCCAAAATTATAACAATACAAACCCTCTGGAGCATTACCAGAAGTTCTAGTATACTTTTCTATATAATTAAAAATACCAGCTGCTTGAATATTTTCTCTATAAGAACCATCTAATAAAATACCCATAGCTACCAAAATTGGTTTTATATTTTGAAGATTATATGTTTGATTTATTACTAATCCAGTTAATGTACCATCAGGATTAACACCAGGACCTATAGTTACAGGCACCAATGATCCACCTTGAGTACGATAAATAGTATAATTACCTGATGTAGGTGCTTGTATTACATTTACTGGTCTATAATTATATGGCCAATTTGTATAATTTGACCATTCATTTCTTAAATTAACATCACTCCTTTGGAAATAAAATAACCAACTTGAAATCATTCCTAATGAATCTAATTGTATTTTATTAGGTCCAGTTACATTTGGAAATATTTGTTCATGAACTTGTTTTATTAAATACTTCTGCTCTTGTAAAGCAAATAATCTTTCTTCGTCATTTGATAAGAAACAATACGTACAATTTAAATGAATATCCGCATTCCATATACTTCTTTGATCAGGATAAGAAGTTATACCAAGACATAAATCCGGTGGAGGATGTAAAAAACGATAAAATTGCATATACCATGAGTTAAAATTAGGTGCTATATATGGATAATTATTAAACGCATCAAATACATCACGTATTTGATATAATTGATTAATAGGTCTAATGGTAACATTGATTTGTAATTCATTATATTGTAATGATGTTAGGGGAAATGCCATTTGTGATTTTAATCCAAACCAATTGTTTAAAGGAATATATAAAATTCTTCCTCTTATGGAAGGTTCTGGTCCAGCTAATTCATCGGTATAAAAAGCATTTGGATAGGAATTTACACGAGATTCCGCATTAGCTGGATCAACTAATTCAGGAATATGACCAATCATATTATAAAACAAACTCTTTTTAGTGATTGAAAAATCTCTTTGAACCGCAGCTAATAAATAATCTCCGGAATATTCTTGTAATGTATAATTCCCACAAGTAAAAGTAATTTTAGAAATCATTTTAGCTCCAATATATTCAATCCATTTGAATTCATATGGAGCCCATTGTTCAATATTTCCTAGACCTTGTGCTGTTGATTGTTCTGTAATCTGCTGAGGTGGTAATATAGGGGACCAAATATTTGGTAAAACAACAGATAAATAACAATCCATTAAAAGATCAGCATATCGTGGAATTTTAAACGTAAAGGTTGATTCTTCAGACAAACGCAAAGTTTTTGAACCTTCATAATCTACCCTAAATTTCTGTAACGCAAAATTAGTATATTGATGATAAGTTGATTTAAAGAAGCTTTTGCTTGGATTGCCATTTAAAATTATATTTTGTTGCCCCTGACTTACAAGTTGCATTAATCCTCCGGCCATATTTTTTATATTATATTATTATATTTTTAATTCTTTATATATGATAATATATAATATTTTTAAAAATTTTGTGATTTTTCAAAAACATGAATATGTAAATAATTTGGGTAGGTTTTACACAAAATACATTCTACTGAATTATTAGCATAATTATCATATTTTTTTATTGAATTATAATTTTCATTTAATGAATGAATATGATATCCTTTACTATTTTTACAAATATTACAATTTCCACCATTATAATGGATATATGAATTATAAAAATATCTAAAATATAAAAATATAATACTAAATACAATTATTAAACCAAAGCCTAATAATAAATTGTATTTTTTCATATTATATTATAATATTTTTATTAATATAATATAATATAGTATGGATAAAATTTCAACAACTACTCAACAAAATATATCGGATGCCGTAAAAAATATAACTCAAATGAAGGAATCTACAGCAGTAGTACTTATAAGTTGTATAACATTAATAATCATATTAATTTCATTTTTATGTTATTTTTATTATAATGGTTTAAGAGGAAGAGAATGTAAATTTATGAAAAAAATTTATGGTGATCTAAATGGTAAAATAAGATCAATTGATGAAACAGATCAATTTAATTATACATTTAAAGATTATTATATAAAATCAGCATATAATTGTTGTAGCGGTGGTAATTATAAAAATGATTTTGTTGATACATGTAATTTAAAATCTCTTTTGAAGCAAGGTGTTAGAGGGTTGGACTTTGAAATATTTTCTATTAATGATATGCCAGTTGTAGCAACTTCTACAAGCGATAGTTACTATGTTAAGGAAACATTCAATTTTATCAATTTTGTAGATGTAATGAATATTTTAAGAGATTATGCTTTTTCAACTTCAACTGCTCCTAATTCAGGAGATCCAATTATAATACATTTACGTATTAAAAGTACAAATCAAGCTATGTATCAAAATTTTGCTAAGCTTTTAGAAAATTATGATTCCATATTATTGAGCAAAGATTATGATTCTGAAAATAATGGTACAAATTTCGGAAATGTTCCTATTAAAAATTTACTAGGAAAGATAGTTATTATTGTAGATAGAAGTAATATATCATTTTTAGAATGTCCTGAATTTTATAGATTTGTAAATATGACAAGTAATTCTGTTTTCATGAGAGCATTACACTATTATGATATTAAATATACACCAGATATGTCCGAATTAATTGACTTTAATAAACAAAATATGACAATTGGAATGCCTGACAAAGGATCTAATCCTGAAAATCCTAGTTCCTTAATTATGCGAGAAATGGGTTGTCAACTTTTAGCAATGCGATATCAAAAAATTGATGTAAATGTAGAAGAAAATGATATATTTTTTGAAGAAAAAGGTTATGCGTTTGTATTGAAACCTGAAAATTTACGCTATATTCCTGAAACTATACCATTACCACCAGCTCAAAACCCTGAATTATCATATGCTACCAGAACAGTTCAATCAGATTTTTATAGTTTTAATATATAATTACATCTAAATTTTCACAAAAATATATTTATAATATATAATGGATAGTTTTTTTACTTATAGAGATGAAATAGAAGGAAAAGTTGGTATCGGTAAATTACCTAATGATTTACAATCTATTTTAGAAAATATATCAACTGAATATTATAAAATAATTCCTGACAAAAACGCATCAACATATCATACGTGGTTTGAAGAAATGCCACCCAATATAAAATCTAAAGTAGAAATTATTGAAAAAAATAAATTTTGGAATAAATTATGTGATGGTAGTCAAGAATGTATAAAAATTAGTGCGAATGAAATGGATGAATTATATTATTCAAATCCTAAAAATAATTTAGATAAAATTAATTTATATGGGGCATCAAGTAATTATGATATTCATAAAGATTGTATTTTTAATTTTAATGGAATTAAATTTTATAGAATTATAATTGGATTAACTGATGGAAATGATAATATTATTACTTATTTTAATAATTTAGATCTTGGACATAAAATTAACTCAGGAGATTATATTGTTTTTGATTTTGATAAATCAACACATCAAGTTATAAAGGATAAAAAAAAATTAACTCCAAGAATATTATTAAAAATTCATTATATTGTTTGCGAAAATTGTAAATATTCAAAAGAGTATGTTGGAACAATAAAAAAATGTTATTTATATTATGAATATATAACCCGTTATATAATGAAAACTGGCACAGACCCTGAAACTTTTTACCAATTTTTTTGTGGTTTGGGATGTCAATATTTTTATACAAAATATATTGAATATATAATATTATTTATAATATTCATAATTATTATTATAATTATATTTTTATTCAAAATTAAATTAATATATAAAAATATACCTAAAATTATAAAATATGTTTTATTATCATTAACAAGTATTTATTTATTAATAGTAACATTTTATTGGTTAAGATATAAATTATTTGGAATTAGATAAAGACATAAGGCTAAATGGCAAAAGATAAAAAATATTTGTAAATAATGATAATGGAGTTATATTATTTATATTTAACATAGAAGGTTCATTGGTTAAAAAATGTGATAAATCTGGTAAAAAATAAAATACCAAAAACAATAAAAATATAATTTTTATGTTAAATTTATATTTATTTATAAAATATATCATATTCAATAAAATAACCAAAATGATAAATGTAATAAATAAGTTTTTAATTGTAAACAAAATTAACAACGAGTAAATAATTAATATTATATATTTATAATTGTTAAATAATAAAAATAAAAATGTCATAAAAATAAAACCACATACTATGTGAAAATATATATTATAAATATTTTTATGATATTTTTCAAATTCTACATATTCTTTTTTTATAATTGTATTCATATAATATAACACATATTTTTATTTTATAATATAATTATGTTATTTTATTTTACATAATAATATTATTACATAATAATATTAATATCGTATTTATAAGAAGACCTTAAAAAATAAATATATACTTTATAATAGATTTTAATCATTTATAAACTATATTTATTTTTAAAATTATTTTATTATTAATATATAAATATAATAATGAAAAATAGGAATCAATTGTGTAAAGATTTAACATTTAGTGATTGTGAATTAGCCATTTTAAGAACCGCGGTTGATAAAGCCGAAGAAAGACAGGGAAAACAAACGGCAAATTCCCCTGAAATCAAAAGAATTATTACTATTGTTGAAAACTTTCTACGAAAAAAACAGCTAGTTTGCTATGGTGGTACCGCAATAAATAATATTTTACCAAAACAAGATCAATTTTACAATAAAGATATTGAAATACCAGACTATGATTTTTATAGTGCTAATGCGTTAAATGATGCGAAAGAATTAGTAGACATTTATGTTACTAATGGTTTCCAAGAAGTTGAGGCAAAATCTGGTCAACATCATGGGACTTATAAAGTATTTGTCAATTTTATACCAGTAGCTGATATTAGTTATTTGCCTAAGGATTTATATTCTGCTATTAAAAAAGAATCTATTAGAGTAGCGGGTATTTTATATGCTCCCCCAAATCTTCTACGTATGGGAATGTATTTAGAATTATCAAGACCTGCTGGAGATGTTAGTCGTTGGGAAAAGGTATTGAAACGTCTAATTCTTTTAAATAAGCATCATCCACTTGTTGGTAAACAATGTTTTCAAATTGAATTTCAAAGAAAAATGGGACATAATGAATTTTCTGATAAAATTTATGACAATATTCAACATACTTTAATTGATCAAGGCGTTGTATTTTTTGGAGGATATGCTTTATCTATGTATTCTCAATATATGCCTAAAAAATTAAGACATAAATTATATAAAATCCCTGATTTTGATGTTTTATCTGAGGAACCATTACTTACTGCTCAAATTGTAAAAGAAAGATTAACCGATATTGATGTAAAAAATGTCAAAATTATCAAAAGACCAGGTGTTGGTGAAATTATTGCTCCTAACTATGAAATTAAAGTAGGGGATGATACTGTAGCATTTATTTATCAACCATTAGCATGTCATAGTTATAATATTATTAAAGAGGCAGGATATAATATTAAAATAGCAACTATTGATACTATGCTTAGTTTTTGGTTAGCATTTTTATATGCCAATAGGCCCTATTATGATAAAGATCGTATTTTATGTATGGCTAATTATTTATTTAAAGTTCAAGAAAAAAATAGATTAACACAAAAAGGTTTATTAAAACGATTTAGTATTAATTGTATGGGACATCAAGAAACTGTTGAAGAAATGCGTTCATTAAAAGCCGAAAAATTTGCTGAATTAAAAGGAAAACGAAATGATCCTGAGTATGAAGAATGGTTTTTAAGATATAGGCCCGTTGATAAAAAACTTGATAAAGAAGAAAAGAAAGAAAAGGAAGAAAGGGAAAAAAAGAAAACAAAGAGTATTAGAAAAAAGAAAAACAAAACTAAAAAACGTAAAGGTTTTTTCTTTTAGTCTTTTAGTCTTTTAGTCTTTAGTCTTTTAGTCTTTAGTCTTTTAGAATTTTAGTAAATTTAATTTTTTTCTTTTTTTTATTTCATAGATTATCAGTATTATCAGTATTCTTACCTAATACGTTGGATAATGGTAAATTTAATAAAAATTGATTTAAACATGTTCATTTTTACATAATCTTTCTATAAATCTATCACTATTTCTATCTTCATTCATATAAATATTAATTATTTCAGCAGGGGAATAAAAATCTTCTTTTATATTTTCTAATTTATCATTTTCTAAAATCTGATCAAATAAATGATTATAAATTTCTTTTATTATTTTACGTGAAACATATGACAATTCTAAAGTAATATCTATTCTTCCTGGTCTAATTAATGCTGGATCCAATTCATTATAATGATTTGAAGATATAATTAATATTCTTCCAGGTGTTTCACGAATTCCATCCCATAAGTTTAATATATCATCTAATGTTATAGGTTCTTCATCTAGCGGTAGTTTTGGGAATTCACATATTTTTTCTGTAGCTTTTTCAGTAGCTACTATTGTTTCTAATAAATCACCAACATTTATTTTTGAATTAGAAGATAATTCTTCAAATTCTAATTTTTTTCCAAATCCCGTTATAGTCTTATTTTTCTTTTTTTCTCTATCTAAAACTATATCTCCTATACAATCTATATCTTCAAATACGATTATTTTTTTGTCAAAAGTTATGCTACCTTTTTTATTATCTAAATTATACCGTTCTTCAAAAAATATACTATCTAATTGTTTCTTTGTTTTTATTAACTTCAAAGAAATAACCACAACATGTCTATTAGTATAGTTGGCAATTGTTTTTATTAATGAAGTTTTCCCAGTTCCTGGAGGACCATGCATACCAATACCCAATGAATATGGAATGCCTTTTTCAAAATACCATTCTTTATTATTTAAAAAAAAATCCAATTTTTTTATTAAATTTGGTTTCTCCTTAAAAAAAATATTTGTAAATTGTCTTGTACTTGAAAAAACATTTTCATCCCAAATTTCATATCTACAATCTTCATATTTTGTTTTTGTTAGTGTATATATAAATTTCTTATTTTCACGTAAGTCTTCTATTGATGATACATATTTTTTTGTTATTTTTTCTACAAATTCTTTTATTGTTTTTATATCACTCTTATAAGAAAACAATTCAATAGCAATTTTTTCAATTTTACTTGTTGTTTTGGCATTCTTATCTACCTTTCCTTCATGTTCTTGTTCTTCACTATTAATTGAGGTAAAAGCATAAATTTCATGTTCTTTTGATATTAAAAATTTATCGCTTTGTATTACCATATATATACCCAAATCTCTTTTATTATCTCTTGATGGATTTTCAAATGAATATTCTTTTATATGTTTTATCGTAACATTGTCTCCAACATTATCTATTATATATGCCCATAATGCTTTAAATCTATCACTGAAAGCATTAGTTTGATTTAATTTACTATCATAATAATTAGTAGATAAAGATATTTTTCCATCATATTCCACAACATTTTTTTTATAAAACAAAGATTTATAATCAAAATTAATATTTTTTAATTTTCCCATTAAATCATATAAATTATTATTAATAAAATGAAATAAGTATGTGACTCCTGTTAATAAAAGCGTGGTTATAAAAGTATCTAATATTGGATTTCCAGTTTTTATTTTATCAAATAAAATCATATTAACTATATTTCCAGACATTAATTTTAATTGATAATCTAATGGTCCTATACCAAACATAACTGATATATTTATGAAAAATATGTTTAAATATGTTTATTATATAATTTAATAAAAATTTAAATTTTTAGCCCTAACCCTATCTTTAAATAATGCCAAAAACTTTTTCTATCTTTAATTTTACAAACACTAGTATCAGTTATAACTTTAATCCAAGTTATGTTATAATTTTTCATAAGAGTATCGCGAATTTCTCCTCCGTATGCTATAAAACCTATGATTAATAGAAATATTATTAAATAATATATAATAAATTCTATTTTATTGATGATTATAAAATCATTTTCTTTAACAGGGAATAACCTTATTTTAAAAGGCCAATTTATAGTTATCCAAAATCTATTATTTTTATAAATTTCTCTATCTTTTTCATTATTTATTGTATTTTCTTTATCTAAATAAAAATCTTTATTTAATTCTAAAAAATAAATCAAGAAAATTAATAATATAACTAACACAGATATACCAATATCTAGCCTCATTACTATTAAAAATCCTAAAAAGTAAAATATTGAATAAATAAACTTTTCAATTGGAGGAGTATATTCAAGTTTTCCTGTGTCTGAAACTAATGTAACTAAAAAATAAAATAAGAAAAATGATATAAATAATTGTAATGTTTTATTATTTTTTATATAATTTATTTGAAAACATGTGAATATACTAGATCCTATATAATTACCAACTAACAATAAATAAAAAATAGCAAAAGACTTTATTAAATCAGCTTGTCCTGTTGAAATTTCATTAAATAATTCTAACATTTAATATATATATATATATTTTTAAAAATATATCATGTAAAAAATATCTCGTGTTAAAATGTAGAAAAATGTTTTACAGTCTTGGATAAACTATAATATACAAATCCAAATAAACCACATGATAATATTAAACCATTTATATTATAATTTCCATCTTTATGACAACAAAATGGCAAATATTTGAATACTATTTTTTTTCAAAAATGGTAATTGAAATAAAAAATATAATACTGCTAATAAAATCGGTCCTTGTAATTCATCATAAATTGAATCTAAAGAATTTTCCATTTTTTCTTTTTTATAATAGGAATTGATATCTTCATCGGATTCTATTATATAATCTTTTTCTTTTGGTGTAGGAATATAATTAGGTTGAATTTGTATATCATTTGTTAATATATCAGTATTTAAAGGTAAATCTCTACTTGGTAATTGGGTTGCTCCAGCTAAACTTGCTTGTTGTAAACCATTAACTATTTGACTTATTGTTGTTTGATCTAATGATAAGGATTGATTCATAGGTTGTTGTGAAACAATTGTATTATTTACATTATCTAATTCATTTGTTACTAAACTTATATTTCCACCAATTGAACCTCCATTAGACGGATCTGTTGGAAGATCATTTATATTTGTTGAATTTATATCTGCCATATATTATCTAAAGATTCGGCTATTTTAAAATTTACGCAAAATTACTCCTTATAGGAACTATTGTTTTTTGTGAATTACATTTTACAGCTTGTTTTTCTAATTTATAACATTTTCCGTCAAAATTATAGGTTTGATTGTCTATTTCTCCCATGGGTGGTGCCGCAATTACTCTACAATTTTTTCCTTTACATACAGCCCTAAATAAAGATGCTAATCCAACTCCTAACAAAATAGACATTACAATTTTTCCAGTATTACTATGAACAAATTTATCCAAATACATTTATATTATACAATTAAAAAAAGTATAATATTAATGTTTATTATTTTTATTATTTTTATTCTTGAATTGGAACTGTTTTAAGTGATAATGGATTTATAGGACAATTTGTTTCAACTGGTTTAAATTCAAAACATTGATCTACTGAATCTTTATATTGAATATTCATATAATTTTGCGGATTTGGATATATATAGATAGTTTTTGACTCTGGACCTAGAATATATACAAAAAATAAACCTAAAGCAAAACTTATTAAAAAAATAGGTAATGATAAATATTTTGTAAGCATATTATATTATATATATTTATTTAATTTTTTTTTATTATAATATTTTCATTTGTTACATTTTCATTTGTTACATTTTCATTTGTTACATTTTCATTTGTTACAATATCATCACCTACATTATAATCATCTATATTTTCATCCAGCCTATTCCCCTCAAATTTTAATGGTATAAATACTTTTTCTTCATCATCTTCATCATATTTATTTTGTTGATCTAATTCTTCTTCTTCATCTCCTACTATTTCTAGAGTAGGTTTTAATTTTCTTGTCTTATTTGCTTTTAAGATATTTTCATCATTTTTTCTTGTCTTATTACCTTTTCTCATACCTTTAATAAACTTTAAAACTTTATCATCATGTTCAAAACACTCTTCTTCATTTTCTAATGAATTTTGTCTTTGTATTAATAAGTATTTTTGTTCATCTGAATCATATTCTACCATATTTACAGCATATCTAATATTTTGAATTTCTTTTATTTTTGGAATCATTTCATTCACATAAAAATTGATTGCTTGGTTTATAATTAATTCATTGTTAGTTTCCATAAATTCATGAATCATTTGTTTAAATGGTAAAATATACCCAATACCTAACTCATTAATACTTTTATTTAATAATATAATTTTTTCTGGATTATCATTCTTTAATATATCTCTTTCCATTGAAAATCCTAATTGTTCTGTTTCTTTCTTCAAATTTGTTGTTAGTTTTTCAAAAACTGTAATAATATTTTGACTTTTTTCAAAAAACAAAGCATTATTCTTTTGTTTTATAATATCTAATTTTATTTGTTCTACACTAGCTAAACCTTCGGTAATAACTTTATCAAAACGTTCTCTTACTGAATATTTAATTTGTATATCCAAGGGACATGGGTCATTTAAATCTCCACATTTTGCTATAAATTTTCTTAAAACTTCATTGATGTCGTAACTGATATTAAATATAGTTCCTACATTTCTTTTACAATTTACACATTCATGTTTAGGTAATCTAGCAAATTCTACTCGTTTTTCTTTGTTAGTTTTTTTACTTTTTATTATTGGCTTTATATATTTATCATAATATACACTTTCATATTTATCTTTTAATCTATAAAATTCATTTATGGCTTCAATTGGACTTAGTTTTTCTTCACTCATAATATATATTTATATTTATTTTACATCGTTAAAACTTTTTTCTTTTACTTCGTTAAAATTGTTTAGACCTCTAATTCACTTTCCCAATGTGGTAATCCTGTTATTAATTCTTGTTGAGCTCTTATTTTAGCATCTTGATAATTTCTTATTTTGGATAATATATATTTTTTTTTTTCAATTTCTTTTTCTTTTATTTGTTCAGCTGTTAGTTTACCTTTATATTTATATAACAATAATATTCCTAAAATTATAAAAAACCCTATTAATAATCCTATATTAAATATTGTATTATTATATTTTTCTTTGTAATAATGACATTGTTTAAGCGACTCATTCAAAAAATATTTTACACCTGGTTCGGTCAACATAGGTTTTACAAAATCATTTTGAAAGGTATACATTAATATTTACCTTTAAAAAACAAAAAAAAATTATACCAATTATCTATATGGATATATCACTATTATCATTGATTTCTTTTACAATTATAACAATTATATATTTTGCTTTTCCTAGTATTGGTAAACCACAATTAACTCTTAATGATTTAGAAAATGATGAAACAATGATGGGATTTTATAATAAAACTATTTATAGTTTAGCATTTTATATTGGAATTGTAGTAGTTAGTCAATTTTTCTTGAATACTTCTTATTTAATATCAAAATGTGGAGGTTCAATAAATAATAATATAGGAGCAGCTGCGCTTTTTACTTTTATTCCTTGGCTTTTAATATTTGCTGTAATGGTTACAGTTATAATTATTTTTCCTGGTTTTAAGACAGCATTTTCAGATGTAATTGGATATTTTGTTGTATCAAATAGTGCCAATGATATATTATCTTCTATATTAAGAGGAACTGATTTGAATGAAATGATAGAAAAAACAAGCGATTCTAATGAAAAGAAAGAACTAACCAAGGCCGCCGATGCTATTTTAAAAATATGTGGAAACAAATCTATTTTAATTAATCAAATGAATCCTGATAATTTTTTGAATATTTGGAATATATTGAAACCATTAATGAATGCTGGAGCTTTTGAAAATATAGAAATAAAAACCAATTTGTTAAATTTAGTTGTTTTGAAAGATAATATTGGTGAAGGATTATGGTATATTTATACAGCTATTTTGATCTCTTCCATTGTTAATTATAATTTGGCTACACGTGGATGTGTTAAAGATATTAGTCAAATAAAAGCTGATCATGATAATTATATTAAACAACAAGAAGAAGTGGATAAACAAGCAGCATTAAATAATTCAATTACTTATACATCCTATTAATTATTTTATAGATTATATATAAATGAGTTATTTACATTATTTACGATTTTTTCCAGCAGCACAGAGAGATGCTGAAAATTACCACCATACTTACAGAAGGTTAAAAAATAATAAAAAATAATAAAAAATAATAAAAAGAAAAATAGCCTTAAAATCCCGAAATGAAATGAAAATATATATAATATTATTAATATATAATAATATATATTATGAATTTTTTTGAAGAACATCCAGAGATACAAAGATTAGCTAATCAACTAACAGAAGAAACTTTAAATTCTCCAATGATATTGGATATTAAAGAAGATCCGCGATTAGCTTATTATAAATTTTATTTAGATAATAATCCAACATTAATTCCTGCTGCGTTAATGTTTTATTATACTTATGTTATTAATAATTATCCAGATGAAAGTATTGATGTTGATAATATAATTTCAGATAATCCAGAATCTTTTGAAAAAACTACATTAATAAATTTAATCAAAAGTGAGATTAATTTACATATTAGAAATTCAAGCAGATTAGCAAATGAGATTAGAGATCCGTCTGATGAATTAGTAGAAGCTGAAGAGCCTGGTATTGAATTAAAAGTTAGACCTGTTGAAGCAATTCCTGTAGATTTACCAATAAATATGATTGAGGCTACAATACTTCCAAATGAAGAAATTACAAATCCTAATTTACCAACCGCAAGACAGATTGGTGGAAAAACAAAGAAAAGAAAAAATAAATATAAAAAAGCAACTAACAAAAAACATAAAATAATAAAACAAAGTTATAAGAAATTTAAAAATAATAAAAATAATAGAAAAACTTTGCGTAAAAAAAGTTAGTCTTTTAGATAAAAAATTTTATAAATTTTAGTTATTAGATAATTATTAGATAGTTATCAGATAATTATTAGATAATATTTATTTGTAATATTTATTTATAATATTTATTTATAATATTTATTTATAATATTTATTTATAATATTTATTATATATAATTAAAAATGGAGCAAAATAATCCAGTAGTTTCTTTCAATAATTTTAAAGTAGATTCAAATACAAAAAATAAATTAATAACAAAATTAAGAAATACTCCTGAATTAGAAGATATTCAAAATTATTTGATTAATAATCCGGAATTATTAAATCATTTAATAAAAATAAATATTTTTCAAAATCAAAATAATGAAAGAAATGAAGAAGAATTAATTAATAATATAGTTTCACAGGTAAGAAATATTTATAATAAAATCTCTGAAAGAAGTGAGATTAATCAAATTAATTCTTTAAATAATAATGATGGATATGGAAATGAAACAGGAATTGAACTAACAAACCGAAAGAAGGGTGGAAAAACAAATAAAAAGAAAAGAATTAAAAAAAATAGTAAAAATATTAATAGAAATTCTTCTAGATATAATAAAAAAACTTTGCGAAAAAAACGCAAACAAAAAATAACTATGTAAAAACGCGTTCTCTTTACACCCTTGAATATTTAAAATGGTACAACTTTAAGTTGTTTCAAAATAAATAATTCAAGGTTTGCCCTTCACAGAGCGTGTAAATTTTGGTTTTACTGGTTCGTCTAAACCAGTTGATAAATTCTTGCTTCTTGATAAATAATTCGGTCTTTCTTTGTTATTTATCGCATTATAAGCAATCTTATAAATATTTGTAGCACCATTCACATCTCTATTCCAATAACCGCATCCATTCTTACAACAAATCAGTCCATGAACAATTATGTTTCCAGTTCTATATGGTTTAGGATTTTTTCTAACCATCGTCTTTTTACAAATACCTATTTCACAATTAGAACACATACAACTCGTTCTAAATTCATCTACCAAATAAGTTTGAAATCCTGCTTTTCTAAAAAGTGTTCGCATTCCTTTACCTTTGGTTGCTTCTTTGAATTTCATGTGTTGCTTTTGTTCGTAATCGCCAAAACAAACAACGACCTCTTTTTCATTACCAAATATTTTCTTAAATCGGTTAATCATTTTTTGTTCGCTTTTCTTGGTATTTCTATAACTTTGTAAGCGTAATTTTCTAAAAATATAGGTTTCATAAAACTTGTATAAAACGTTATTTATTTCACTCTTCTTTTGGATATATTCTTTGAATTTTTTAATGTTAAGTGATTTTCTATTTAACTTTGATAATTCAGTTTCCCATTCTATAATCGTTTTACCATTTATTTTTTCTTTTTTCAGTTCCAATTGAATTTTTGAATACTTCTTTTTCTTGGTTTCTTTTCTTCGTTGGTCTTGTGAATAACGAAACTTATTTGCTTCTTTTTTATCATCATCTACGCAATAAATTAAATCACACTTACCAGGATCTATTGCTACAATCTTTTTATTTTGTAATTGTGAATATTCTGTTAATTCATCAATATAAGTTTCGGGTGATAAACCTTTTTTCATCATAGGTAATTTCTTCCCAATTAAATCTTTACGCAATAATAGCAAAGAACAACTAACGCCATCCGTTTCTATCATATGGTGAAATTCATAATATTTTTTATGAAACATTTTTCTTTCAGTTCTAAAAAAGAATTCCCATATTT